TTAAGCTAGATGATGAGCTACGTTTTATAAGTGCAGCAACTTCAAAACAAAGAAATAAAATAGCTTCTCTTATTGAGAGAGATCTTTACAATATTTTAACAAGGTCAGGTAAAGAACTTAAAGATGTAACTATGAGAGAGTATTCAATGTTTGTATCTAAATTTGCTTCAAGATTAAACTTAAGAAATCAAATGAGATCTCACATAGGTCTTATGAATAAAAATAAAAAAATCCTTCTAAAGAAAATAAAAGAAGAAGGACTAGGCTTTGACTTTAATGGTGAGTTTATACCATTACAGTACTACGCCCACTAAAAAAAATACCCCACTAGGAATCCGTAATGGAAACTTAGTGGGGTTTTTTATTTTATTTAAGCATACCTTTCTTCGCCAACATTATTTTAATGTCTCGTTCAGCTTTAGATCTATTCTCTTTAGCTTGTTTCTCTGGTATACCTGCATCAATGTTTTCTTGATAGACAATATCTAACATGGCATCATTGATCTTCGGTGTGTTTGCAATTTCAGGATCTAGATTGTATTTCTCTACATACTCCTCGTCCTTTATTCCTGCACCTCGGAGTGCTAAATAATTGTAATCTTTCTTAGTCATAATTCCTCCTATGCAAAGAAGTAGTCAGAGTCTTGGATATCGTTGATATCTAATTCACCTAACTGTGGTTGTTGTACATCTAGACCCTCATGGTCTTCAGATATTAGCTCTTGTTCGAGCCAGCTGTAGAAGTTATCTACATCGTACATGTCTATAAAGACTCTCTTGGTTATCCCAATGAGATGCTCTACGTCACATGCATGGGTTGAGAAGCTGTCATGTACTGCACCAAACTCTCCATGCCACTGATCTACTACGAGAGCCATGTGACTTGCGTCGAGTGAGTGTATTACATTAGGTGATATGCCACACAAGAAACCTTGTATGTCAGGATAGTCAGTTGCTGTTTGAGCAACATGGTTTATCCCTTGATGACCACCAGTAGCTTTCTTGAATCCTGCAATAGTACCTCTACCTTTCTTACGTTCCATTCTAAACTTTGTGTATTCAACATCAAAGCCAGATGGCGTAGTCCATTTAACTCTATCAGCACCATTACCATGTACAAGAATTGATTTGTATTTAGATGTAAACTTAACAAGATCATCTAACTCTTCAATCTCTTTATCAGTTATGTCCTTTGTCTTGAACAACTCTGATCTTCTTTCTACAGCTTCTTTGTATTCTTCTCCTGCTGGATTACCTTCTTGATCAACTTTCTTGAAGGAACCAAGCTCATACTTTGCAAGCTCCTGAAGGTAACTCATAGTTTGTAGGGGTCCGGGACATACATTATTGATTGCTTTGATTAGTATCTTAGCAAACTTATTGCAGTCATCCTGAGTAATCCCATACTCTGTATGATAGTCTTCAGCTTTACAATCGAAGAACATGTTCTCAGCTATCTTCTTAGCACCTGCTGAGTATGCACGAGTCATACTACCACGTTTAGTAATACCTTTACGTATACTTTTCATTGGCATACGACTGAGTATATCAACTAATCGTTCATCATCTGTTAAGTTGATTAGTTCTTTTGCAGTTTGTACATAGAAGTCTTTCTGGATTTCCCTAGGAATAAGACCTACTAGATCACCTGTTCGGTTATCTTTAGAGATAGCACCTAAGTGCTGCCATCCATTGTTAGATCCATCAATAGGTATTGGAAGATTCGTCATGAATATTCTTTTATCTTTGAGAGCTTTGTGATAATCAGACCACTCGATACAACAAGCTAAGAATGTTACTATCTTTTCTGCTGTTGTATCAATCACACCATCAGTACCTAAGTCAATAAGACTATCCATGTTCTCATTGACCCATCGTACCCTATCGTCCAGAGTCATCTTGTCTACTGAAATATTATCTAGACCTTCTTCTTCTAGGTATGATTTGTAGTCTGCTTCGCACCACTCTGGTATCTCATCGATTCCATAGCTTGCATTAAAGCTTGTAGCTGTATGTACTGCTAACCAATACAAACCTTCTTGTGTCATAGGTTTAGCTCTTGCGAACTTCAACATGCCACGAGAGATGTCTGATCCTTGATAGTTTAGGAATGGTTCTTTGTAGTACAATCGTCCTCTATAGTCAGCATCTAAGTACTGATAGAATACATCTTCATCTTTTAGTATGTTAGCTTTAGCTATAATAAAGCTCCATTCAAGTGCTTGACTACGACGCTTTAGTTCTTTTGCATCGTTGTCAGTGAATGGTACAGAGCTAGAGAATATTTCTCTGTTCTTTTCTATAACTTCTAACACTCTTCTATTGATTCTCCATCCAGAGTTTTGCAGTTTATCTATTGACCGAATGTATGGTCTGTCTAGTTCTAGATAATCCTTACCAGTTCTACCTTTTATCACAGGGAATTGTACTGATCCAGACTTCTGCATCATACTGTTGATCTTCCTTGGTGGTGTGACTGTTGTGTGTAATAGATTAACTCTAGAGAACATACCCGGTATGTCTGCCAGTTCTACCCATCGAGCTGTTGCGGATATTATATAACTAGTATTCCTAGTCTTAGGATAATAGATATCTACAAAGCCACATTGAAAGAATGCTTCAATGAATAGATCACCTAATCTTATTTGATTAAGCCAAGTCAGTTCCCTTCCTACTGATCTACTCACTTCTCTTCCTATCTTGGAAGATGCATTCGTTAAGCTAGCTGTTCCTACAGGATTAGAACTACTGCTTGTTGTAAACAATATTTGTATAATCTGAAGGGAGTTCTTTACGAACCCCTCCATGTTTACTTCATACTCTTTATCGTATTGCAGAACAACTGCACCTGTATTTGCTTTTGGATTTTTAGTGTTGACAGTCCTCACTTTATCAATGAGGTAGTCGATCACCTCATAAATAGGCTGCATATATTATTCTCCTGTTGCTACAAAGTCAAAATCAAATCCTCCTGTAGCAGTTAATCGGCTTGTATTGTGGTCATAGATTGCCGAACCTGCATTACCAGTTAGTCCAGTGAACCTAGATTTCAATACTCTAAACTTTATAACATTTCTCTCAGCATCTGATTCTGATACCAGATTTCTAGCGAAACTTATAATGTCAAACGAGATCTGTTTGATAGAACCAGATCCCTTGATGTCATCGATAGAGGCTAGCTTACCCTCTTCGAAACTCTTAGTGCCACCTTGTGCTTTACGTAGGTGGGATATAAGACCCAACCATATGTTGTGTCTCTTAACAATCTTAAGTAAGTCAGACATAATCTTATCAACTGCTTCATTACCTGAGAGGCCTTCAGATCCCTCAGAAACAGCGATAGTGATGTGATCTAGTACCAAGTACTTACAACCCATCAATGCCATGTATTCGATCTTCTCAATGAGACTGGAGTCGCTTACAGATCCTGCATGATCTAGTAGTATCAATCTCTCATCACCAAAGACTCTCTTGAAGCCATGTCTAGCTTCGTCTGGTGTTATTGGAGTGGGGTTCATTGTACCTCTACGAAGTTGCATAGATATAAACTTCTCTGCAGTATCTCCAATGCTTTCCTCAAGAGATATCAAACCTATCTTATCTTCTGTTTTATCTAGAAGATCTAAGATAACTTCTTTAATCACAGTACTCTTACCACTACCAGTACCACTAGTGAATAGGGTAATTTCACCATGTCTAATACCTTTAACTTTCTTATTTAGTCCTTCTAAACAGTCAGGGTAAGGGATAGATTCTACGTTTTGTCTTTCAACAAACTGTTTCCATATCTGTTCTCCTGTTACAATACCTGCAGGTGACCAAGGTTGGGCATCCCATATGCATCTTTGTAATACTTCTGGACCCAGATCCTTTAAGACGTCACAGGCGTCCTTTCTAGGTAGGGAAGCGACTTTTACCTTACCCACCCCTATCATCTTAGCTACAGCCGCTGTACAGGCTTCTCCTGCCTCGTCCTGATCAAACGCTAGTACAATAGTTTCAAACCTGTTGATCCAATCTCTTTGTTCAAGCACTACTTTTGTAGCAGATGCAGAGGGTATAGACACACAAGAATAGAATCTTTTGTATCTTCTATAGAATGCTTCAGCGACTGCCATAGCATCTAGCTCACCTTCAGTGATGACTAACATCTTATTTGTATTCGATACATTCTGACCGAATAACTCTACGTTTGAAAAGTTACCATGTATTCTAAAATCTTTTGGTAACATTCTTTCTTTATAAGCTACTATCTTACCCTTTCGAGTGTATGGATAGTAGTGTGACCCCGGTTTTCCATCTGGGGTTGTTGACATTTTTACACCATAGTGATCTGTTACTTCCTTAGAGATGTTACGACTAGGTATAGGATAACTAGTATAACTAGTAATGTCGGTGACGATATCATAATTTGTATGGGTGATTGGTTCATCCCTTTCCTCAGTTACATTTAATTTCTTTGATCGATTACAACTAAAACAGGTTCCAACTCCATCGTCATAGGATGCAAATGCATCTGATGATCCACAGAAGTCGCATGGACCCATTGTATATCTACTCATTGGTACTCTCTTTCTGCCTTTAGCTTTCTATTCTTTGATCTATTCATCTTCGTTTTCATTTTACGTAGATTACTCTTCTTGTTCTTGCTCTTTATAAACTCTGACTCGAATATATTCTTCTCCTTTTGGGACGATTCGTTTTCTGAGTTTGATTTTGTATACTTTGTTATCATTGAAGTCCTCGAATATTCCTTGATACGTATCTAATATTGGTTTAATTATATTGTCGAGATCAGCTCCTCTATTTGAGAAGCCACCCTCAACCTCGAATGTTACTTGGTTAATTCCAAAAGGCCACTCTACTTCCTTGAGGAACTCACCGATATCCTCTTGGTACTTAACATACTCAGGACTCTTGAAGGATCTTTTCCCCCTCGCTCCCAGCATCTTGTTTGCACTCAGGGGTTTTATCTTGAATAGATGACTTAACATCTTCATATTCCTCCCATGTTTTCAACATAGATAATAATCTTAGAGATATCTTAGGATCACCTGCGTCATGATCAACCCATGCTTTCTTTACATATCTCCACATTACATCAGTACCTACACCTTCTAAGATCTTTTCAGCTTTCTTAGGTCCAATCCCTTTGATTCCGGGGATGTTATCTGTACGATCACCAGTTAGACATTGGATCATAAGAAGTTTGTGAGCTTCATCATCATCAATAAATGTATGTGTTTTCTTATTAAAGTTGTAATGATTTCCGGGGATCTGTAACAAGTCTTTATCTATACCTGCGATTATGTATTGATCATCTGCTTCACGAGCTTCGTAAGCCCATATAGAAACTAAGTCATCAGCTTCCATACCATGTGCAGGTATTGCTCCCCATCTTTTAATGATGTGATCATGACCATAGTACAAGAAGCTTTTAAGTTCTTCCTTAAGGTCTGGTCCGTTTTGTTTGTATGGTTTATAAATTTCTTTTCTAAAGTTACCTTTACCTTTAATGGCAACCTTTAGTTCACCACCGAAACAATTACCTTCAATCTCAAGCATGAGTGAATCAATGTTTTTCTTTACGTGTATTTTAGTTTTTGCTATACAAGCTGCTTTGAAATAAACAGAATCAGCATCAACTAACACGAGTGGTATTTCATTGTGCATACTTACTCCTTTCTTTATAAGTATCTTGGTTTACATATGTCTTTACTGCATGGCAGTTTTTACATAGCACTCTACATTTAGAGAGTTCTTTCTTTACTGTAGTCCATCTCTTAGATGAGATAGTTCTACCCTCACTGACAGTGAAAGCTTTCTTTCCGGGTTCTATATGGTCAAGGTCAAGAGCTACACCATTAGCATTGTAGCCACATCGTTCGCAACCCTTCATCCTTTTCCATCTATGTATTATATCTTTACGATATCTTTGTCTTACCCATCTAGAAGTATACTTACAGCCATTATAGTTTTTACCCTTCGGTA